CGGGCTGTAGAGCGTGGAAAGGACAAGTGTATCCACAATCCGGGAGACAACAAGCTTCGTACCGGCAAGTCGGTTAATGGTTGGAGCGTCGAACTTGATCCCGTTATGTGTGACAAATACATGCCCCGGATGATCAACAAAAAACTTACGAATTTCGTCGTAAGTCGTGCACATACCTTTCTCTTTGGTTAATATATTCTCCCAACCCATACACCAAATAACAGAAGCATCTAGTGCATCTGTTTCAATATCAATTGCCCAATATGTGTCATCATATTTAAGATATTTCATGTCTTCTTAAAACTTCCTTTGCGAACCTGATTTGTTCGTCTTGCGTTGAGTCTTGTTTCATCATGTTAGCAAGAAGAGATATAACCTCAATGTTGCCTTTGATATAACCCTTAGAGCTGTCAATCCTATCCACCGAATAAGAGTTCTTCTTCTGCTTACCTTCTCCAAATTCTAGCCCTACACCTAGATACGGGCATACATCAGGGATTATTATGTCTGCTGGTTCTAGATCAAACTCTAAACCTCTTGCCTTGGCGCTTGCTTTAATCCGATTATAGATAAGCCGTTCGGGAGATAGTTTAGCCTTGGCGTACTTTCGCTGGTTTCTGGCCCTTACTAAGTACGCGGGTCTGTTGGCTAAATAGTGTCTTCTACTCCTCTCTTTCTGGCTCATCTATATGCCTCAAACTCTCCGCCTGCAATTGAACCACCCTCTTGGAACTTCTTCACAAGATCAGGGGTCAATTCAACAAGACGACCAGTTTCGTTGTCGTAGAAAATCCAGCAAGCAGGACCAGTGCGACCACTAAGGCGACACTTCTCAACGTCCATCTGCGTCACATTCCTACGCCAGTCATCTACTTCCTTCTTGTCACGGGTCAAACGAATTACGTTGTTGCTGACCTGTTCAGGACCAGCAGAGCCACGCACTTGACCTTGACGGTTGATGTGGATAACTGCAACAACAGCAATCTGGAGGTTCATCGTCAAGCTCTTAAGCTTGGTGCTGATCTCGTCAAGCTGTTTACGTTCGTCCCCACTCTGATCGGATACGATGATGCTAAGGTGGTCGAGAACGATGTAACGACAACCAAGAGCAACCATGTGCCTGATCTTAGCAAGGATGGTATCAATCTCATTCGATCCAAAGTGGTCGTACACCACTACTCGCCGGTTGTCGAGAACTTCCTTGTAAGCCCGACGCAAATCTTCTTCGCTCTTTGGTGTGTCAGGAAGGTGATACGGCTTGTTGTGGTGGATCGAGAGCATACCGAGCAGGGTCTCACGCTTTGGTTCTTCGAGATGAAGAAAGCCTACGCCATACCCACGCTCTTTGAGGTCTTCGCTTTGCAGCAAAGCATACTCAATTTCTTTCATAAACGTGGTCTTGCCAATGCCGGTGTCGGCAGTAAACAAGGTAAGTTCTGAAAGACGGATGCCATAGAGCTTGTTGTTCAGACCAGCCCACGGATACGGAATGCACTCTGGTTCTTTATAGTTGATGATCTCATCAAGCAGCTCCATGTCAGAGCCAAGACGAAGACCGTCAGGCATGTAAGCCGGAGCACGGAACCACTCGTTGATGTAGTCCTTTTCCAGACCCTTGATGAGATAATCGTTAGGGTCTTTACCTTTCTCCAGTTTGAGGATGTGGACCTTACCCGGTGCAAAAAGCTGGGCGATCTGACCTGCCGCTTTCTGACCCGGCTCGTCATTGTCCAGTGCGATAACAATCTTCTCGAAGCTGTCGAGATATTCAAAGTTATCTACGCAGTTGCGCTTAGCCTCGGACGCAGACTTAACGGACACACAGGGGTACTTGGAACCAGTAAGCTGGAAGCCAGCGAGAGCATCGCACTCTCCCTCGACAATTGTGATTGCCTTTCCGCCAGCAGGAAATAGCTGCTGACCAAAGAGAGTCCCCGAAGCAACATCGCCTTCCCAAAAGAAAGCCTTCTCTCCCTTTCGACGAACCTTGTTTGCGACGTGTGCTCCGTTTTCATCGAAGTAGGGATAGACATGACCTACAGGACTTTCCGGGTTAGTGTTGACTGTGACTTTGTACTTGTTGACAGCACCAGCAGAGATGCCACGATCCTTGATTGCGATCTGGTCCTGCTGAGGTACTGGCGTCAAGTTGCGGTCGGCGGCGTGGCGAACCTCATGCTTGTCAGAAATCCTATCTTCTCCTTCATCATAATTCTTGTGGTAAGAACAGACGAAACAATTCTCGTTGTCCTGATAGATGGCGAGGCCATCAGACGATCCACACTCGGGGCAACCTTCGTGTCTTAGGAATTTGCTCAAAAATCAGCCTCTCTTCCATCCCAGATTTCAAAGATACTGGCAGGACGAGGGATCGGATTTCTGCCTGCTGAGTTGACGGCAACAAAGAGCTTGATGCGGTCTTCCTTGTTGAGAAGGTTGAGCGCCTTAGCACCTTCGGTAGCCTTGACGTAGGACGTATAGAACTCTTCGTCTTCCGTGACGATCCAGTTCTCTTCACCCTTGCGGAATGCTTGGAAGTCTCCGCCTGTCTCGTAGTCCACGTCACAATCTTCCCAACCATCGTTGAGAAGCATCTGCTGCCAGTCATAGTAACCGTTCACCAGAAAGACGGTATCATTATCCGTGTCCATCGGGGGCGGGTTGCAAATGTATCGGCTGCCAGTAGGGTGACTGCGATAAACAACATCTTCAAACTTCATGGCTCTACTCCAATCTTGGTTTCTGTTCAGACACGTTGACCAATCTTGCACCGCAAGGAAGGATCGTTCCTTCATGGCCGTAGATGATCTCACTCCCCTCGGGCAGTATGCACTTGTGGCCGTACTCAGGCTTGCCATACTTACCGAGTTGAGTTTTGATAGGAGGATTGTTTGTTCCGTTCTTTCGATTGGAGTCAATCACTCCTCTGTTTATATGAGTATAGTACATCACTATTCCTCACTTGTTAACAGGAAAAGTACCGTCAAGGATGCGACGGAAGTTTTTCATGGTGATGCCTTCATCAAAATCCGTATTGATGAGATGACCAACGAACCTGTCATCCGGGTCCGGTTCATCATCAACAATGCAGAAATCAGTGACTTCGGGGTGTCGAGCCAACCACTCGGCCACCCTGTCGTATCGCCAGTGAATATCCCTGTTGCAATAGGCGTCCTCGTGGAAGAGGTTGGGATTGATGCCTTGTGCAATACAGTGTTCGTGAACGTCTCCGGGACCATCGACTCCGATCCGCCAGAAACCAGTTCTGATCCAGCTTGTGTGGAGGACTATCTTTCGGTCCTGTTTTTCACAAGCCTTGTTAATCATGCTAACAGCACAAGGATCAAAGACGGTCATGACACCTTTGCTCTGGTTAGGGAGCATGTACGCCCTACCGGGTAGGACAACACCATCGATGTCAAGGAAGAGAACCTTAGTCATCATCCCAGCCTCGTTTGTAATCGCCCTCGTAAGGGGTACTGATATAGGTGTCACGATGTAAAGTCTCGGTTTCCCCGTTACCGAACTGTTCTTCGAGTTCCGGGTCGTCGAGAGGGTCTTCCTTCACGAAACCATCACAGTAAGCTGCGTCCATCGCTACCTCAAGGCAGGTGGAACAACAATCAAACTCTTTGGTCTGAGGGATGTATTGGATTTCAGCTTCGGTTAAAGCTTTGTCGCAAATGTGACAGCGAATGTTAAATTCCTTTCATATACTTGAGAAGTGCTTCAACCTGTTCAATAGACATATCACCTTTCATTTGGTTAGCCCAAAATGAAATGATACGAACATTATCTTTTACATAACCTCGTGAGTTGTCTAATCTGTCTAAAGAGAAGCTGTTCTTAGATCGTTTGCCTTCGCAGAAAAACAAAGGAATGCCAAACACAGGACAGTGAGTTGGTACTTCTAAATCTTCCAGACGAATACTAAACTCTTCGCCCTTCTTTTTGGCCCTATACCTAGCCTGATTGATGAGGTATTTCAAGGGGTTTTGTTTTCGATATTCTCGATGATATTCTGTTGTCATAGTATCCTACCTTTCTACAAGTATTATACCATGATCTTTATCACCTGTCAAGATAATACTTGAGGGGTAATCAACAGAACAATCATCTCATTAAAGTTTCCTTCTGGTTCTATCTTAGGGAGGTGTTTTACCACTGATCCTACAAAGATATTATACCATGCTCGACGGATTTGTCAAGCATTATTTTCGTCGCCCTTGTTTTCGGTTGATGACGGCAGCCAAAGCTGAAACCACTAGCACGAAGATGGCGGTCTTAAACCAGACCGTTATCAATCCCCGAACTTTGCTTTTAGAGCCAGATACCGTTTGCGTTCTGCATCGTGGGCGATGGCTTCACGTTCTTCACGTTGGGCCTGTTCCTGTGTAGTTTCAGGACGAGAATAGGACATGCCCAGAAAAACATAGCTGTCGCCATATTCGTAACCGCTCTCGATTTCGATGTCGATCTTGTCACGAGGCACGGGTTGTTCTGCTACTTTGGCATTGATCCATGCGATCAGTTCATCAACATTGGTCGGTAGTTCGTAGCTATGGAACTCGATGTTGACATATTTGTTCTGCTTCTTGCCCATTATACAATCTCCCAGAGATACGAGTTGGGCTGACGCTGAGTGCTGCTGCTTTCAATGACAGTTGCGACTTCAGCGATAGCATCAGACAGACCGTTACCACGGACTTCGATGATGGTGCCCTTCTTCAAGCGAGTGTCCGACCACGTAGAGCCGTTAACGTAGATGTTGACACCGTGAAAGGAACCAACCAGAATGCGAAACGAAATACTGAACATTGATATTCTCCTGTTAAAATGGAATGTCGTCATCAAGGTCTCCATACCTGTCGGTAATTGCAACAAGCATGTATTCCCGGATGATATTTTTTGATTGCAACCAAGACAATTCTTGCTTGGCTTTTACTTCTTCGTCACCAGTAAAGGTAAGGCCAGCAGTCCAGCTATCGTTAATCTCAAGCTGTCTGCGAAATTCTTCGTCCTTAACCCTCGACAGGATTAGTAATCGCTTGCTGGTATCTCTCTGCGGTTCGGTCTTCGAGGCCGCAAGCTGTGTTGACTTCGAGGACATAAGCCTTACCTTCCTTATCATTCCACATCACATCGACGCCTCCGAAGTCAAGACCCAGAGCAGCGATGCTGTTGACAGCACTGTCAAGAACATCGGCAGGAACTTCGGCGTGATCCACCTCAGCAAAGATGAAACCGCCAGCGAGGTTACGGACTTGCCAGTTTGGGTTCTCGACTTCGCGTTTGCGCGCCTTGCGTTGGATGAAGAAGGCACGACCACCGAATACGTGGACCCGATACTCGTCCTTCTTTTTGACGTATTGCGTATAGAGCGGGGCGGCAACCAACTCGTCCGGTTTGTTGGCGATGACGATACCGTCTCCAGAGTGTCCCCGGAGCTTCGTTCGACATACCACAGGGAAGTTGAGCTTTGCGGCTTCTTCCTTGGTTTCGACAAAGGGCGGGACTCGGACGCCAGCCTCAGAGAACGCCTTGAAGGAGGCGAGCTTGCACTGTGCACGGGTTACGTCGCGGTTGAGGGTGGTGGCGGGGGCGAATTGAGGAACCACAGCAGCACCCCAATTAACAACAACATCACCAACACGAGGTCGATATTTGGAACCAACATGCTTGAGCACCTTTCCATCGAGAGCAATGGCCAGCGCCTTAGCGCCAGCACTTCCTTGCTTATACGGGTAAACCTTAAAAGCCAACGTCATCTCCATCTTCACGAGGTTCGGGAACGGGTGGTTGCGGTGCAATCGCCCACTGTACGTCACGCAGACCGGCAGGAGCCTGACGGAAAGCATTCAACATGTCATTCATTTGTATAGCTTGCGCCTCATTGCGAATAAGCTGTGCACGAGCCGCATCAGCCCGCATAACTGGTTCAATACGAAGACCACCACGTCCGCCACGGGGCTTGGGAGGTGCCGCTGCGCGACCCAAGAAAACTCTCGGATCAATATCCGGTTCCGGTTCAACATCGTTGTTGAATGATGCCCAGAAATCACGACCCCTAAGACGCACCTGATCGAACTCAGTTCCGATCTTGTAACAAAGCATCTGGACAAGCCGGAGACCTTCGTAAACCGAATTGTTGATGTCGTTCTCGTCGATACCCTTGGTCAGACGAAGGAAGTTCTCCTTCGAGAATACCTCCTTGATGAAACCAATAGGCGTCTTGATGCTGATGTCTTCAATCAGAGTAACCGGGTTCTTCATCTTGTAACAGGCGTAGTCGGTGAACTCGTTGAGAATGTCCAGCCAAGCCAGAATGTCCTCGCGATTGTCAAGACCACGCATACCACGAAACTCGACAGTGCCAAACTTGTTGATGGCAGCCACATTGAACGAGGTGTAGCGGTTCTGTTCGTTGTAATGGAAGCGGAAGTTCTTAAAGCAAGCATCCTGCATCCAGCGAACCTGCTCCTCGGCGTGACGAGACGACAGACAAAACAGATTACCGTTGCGATCTTCACCGCAATAGCGATCCATCAGGTCTTCGAGGATGGTGAACAGAATGAACATATTCACAAGCTGGTAAGCGTTCTTGTCGCCCATGTTGAAGTGGACGTGAACGGACGTTCGGTTGGACTGGACCAGCTTGGTCTTCTGCTTCTCGAAATAGTCGAAGATGCTGTTCACACGTTCGACAGCCTGCTTGTATTTGACAGGACCATTGAATACCCATTCGCAAGGCGGATGGCCCTTGTAGGCCCGGAGAGAGCCGTCATTGTGTGGTGCCCAATCCTTGAGCAACTTCTCATTCATGCCGTCAAATCCGACAGCAACCCCTTCACACTCCAATTCAACACCAAACAAGTCACCCTGCTTGGCGTTACGAGCCATCGGAGCAACGTCCGATACTGACGAGTTGAGGAAATCTTGTAGCTTGGTCATATAACCCTCTCAATCTAAGCCAGCGGAATGCGGCACTGTTCCATCTCTTCACGGAGGAAATGGAACTTGGGTGGAACTTTCAAAGCGCGGTCGCCCTTCAGCGCAATACCACACCGAATACCCTTGTGCAGAAGCAAGAGGGCTTCGAGATCGTGATCGACATGGAAAGCGAACGAACGGCTGACGGCAATAGACGAGTTATCCTTGTTGCCCAGCATGTCACCAGCCGCCGCAAAGTCAGGGAACACGCCATTCACCATATCCACAAACCCCTGAGACTTAATAATCTCATTGAAGTTCATGTTTTCCGCTCGCCTACCGCGAGCATCCACGAAGGTCACGTTCTTGGCATTCAAACCCTGCTGGTTTTGTCGGACAGGGGTGCGAGATGCAAAGATTGCTTCCCCGTTGTGGTTGAAATACCCCATGCGGAATGGGGAAATGTCGAACTTGCGAGAAGAAAGATACTTACGAGTTTCCTTCGCACCATCGCCAAGCTTCTTGCCATAAGGCAGCTCGACGAAGAATACCCTAGCGATTTCCTTCTTGTCCTCGACTTCGGGAATATTGACACGAGTGATATAGACGGGCTTGCCGTCATACAGCACAACGGTATTGTTGAGACGGAAGTTGACTTCCTCCTGCGTCTCGTACTTATCTCCTTTGAGCGACATGATTTACGCCTCCGATTAAAGTGCCTTGGCTTCCTGATACATCTTGGTACCGCCCTTGAGACAGTCCTCGATGAAATATTCGGCGCTGTAACGATCCGAGCTGTTGATCGTCTGGGCAAGCCGCTGATCGCCAATGCGGTCAACAGGACGATTGCCACCGATCAAGTCGTTCACTGCACGGATAGTCTGTGCGAACACGAAACGCATCCGGTTCTCGTTCAGCAGCCATGCGTTCGACAACACACGATACTCGACGCCATACGGCTTGGGCCGGAATGCACCGGCAGCACCATACATCTTGCGACGGGTAACATCACGGTCCCACAACAGAGAAGGCAGACCAAGGTAGCAATCAAGCTGCTTGACCAGCGTGGCACAACGGATCATGTGTTCATCGCTCATCGGGTCGTCAGTCTCGAAACCGCCGATGTGGATGTGCCCGGAGGCAGTCCGCATGGTGGTCTTGTTGTCGGGACGCGGGTTCTCATTCAACGTGTAGGCGTTGTAGTCCGGGGTGCAGCCCAATTCCTTGGCTTCATCCGGCTGAGCGCGGAAGTGATTGCCGTTGAATTTGCACGACGGAACCACAGCAAACTCGTAGCCGGGAACCATCTCACGCATCTGGTCCATAACCACAGTGATGTTGCGAACGAAGTCGTCTGCATTGTCAACAGGGTCAATGTTGAACTCCAGCGCCATGCCGTCAACCTGAACAGCACCGCCTTCAACCTTGAAAGGGGTATCTTTGGTGCCGGGGATCAAGCCGTGCGCCGACCGAAACTTGCCGTCCTGAGTTACGAACAGTTCAGGATCAGCACCGATTGTGATCTTCATCGTCATATTCTACTCCTTAGTGAACCGAAACTTTGGTTTGTGTCTCGCTTGGTTCATGTGTGCCGTCGAGACACTTAGCACACACGGGTTTGCCCGGAGCAAGCCAAGCATACCGATCTTTATCGCTGATAAACTCAGCCTCACACCATCCGCAACCGTTCGCAAGTTGGTTCTCCAACTCGGTCTTGGATAGAAAAACTCCCTGATAGCCTTTGTATTTCTTGGCTGTTAGGATGTTACGCACATTGCTTGACGCTCCGCCGGATGAAGTAGCGTTCGCTGAGTGTTGCTTCTCGCCACTGCTTTCGCTGCTCGTCCCAGATTGCGAACTCGAACTGCCCGCTGTTGCCGCCGCTATCGCGCTGCTGCTCGTGCTGCTGCTTTGAGCCGTCTGCGTTCCTTTCGGGTGAGTGGTTTGGTTTGTCGTTGCTTGCCCACGACTCCCAGAAGTCCACCGTCCGTTCTCCCAGACTCCGCCCTGAAAAAAAGTAGGGGTCTTACCGACAAGCCCTCCTTTTCGGGTAAAGGTAAGCTCCTCGTTGAGCTTCTCAGGGGCAGGGAAAGCGTAAAGGGTATCCTCGGCGAACGAGAACACCTTATCTTCGTGGAGCTTGATGTCAAACCGCGAACACGCAACCCGGATCATCCACATTTCCGACGCCCAGATGAGGGTTTTCTTCCCGTCCTCGAAGGCATAGAACAGAGGACGCTCTTTATTGCGGATGAACCGCAGCTCCTCGGTGATGTGGTCGTAATAGGCCAGCGCCCAAGCACCTTCAATCAGTGGGAGGGTTTCTTCCAGCGATGTTTGAGCGATGTGATTGTACAACGCTTCGCTGTCAGTCCCGAACTTCACATGATCCATAAGGGCGTGCTTGTTCTTGAGAGTGCCATTGTGAGCACCAACAAGAATGCACGAACCATCGTCGTCCAGTATCTCGAACGGGTGGGCATTCGTCTTGATATTCTTGCCCATCGTGCCGAAACGATTGTGCCCAATCCAACAGAAATCGTTGAGACGCAGGTGATTTTCGAGCTTCGGACCCTCCACGAACTCGTAACCCGGCACTGTGGACTTGAGGATGTGAGTGTCAGCGTTGTGGCGAATAGCTGCCACACCCGTACTGTCACGCCCTCGCCATGTGTCGAGATACAGCAAAGCAGCAAGGGCATCCTTGTGCTTCGCCATCATGTTGGACGAATAGATACCTACGAGACCACAAATACGTAATTCCTTTCATGTGCTCTTGACAAAGTCCACACATTATGGTATAATAGTGTAAAGAGTCAGAGGAGTCTTATTAATGGTTTCAAAATATTCCCAACTACCAGAAGAAACTAAACAAAAGATGAGAGAAGCTTCTCGTAGATGGGCAGCGAAAAATAATCGAAAAGAATACTACCAAAACTATGAAGAAATTCGACCCAACGCTATTGCATCTAAACTGCTAAGAAACTCTAAAACAAGTGCTAAAACACGAGGTTTAGAGAACTCTCTAAGTATAGACGACATAATCATTCCTGATAAATGCCCTTGTTGCTCACAACCACTTACCAGCCACAGCCTCGACCGTGTCAATAACGATTTAGGATATATTAAAAATAACATTGCAGTTATTTGCTGGCCGTGTAATTCAAATAAGCGTCAGTATAACGCTGAACAGCACAGGATGATTGCGGACTACATAGATCGTTTTACAACCTAAGTCCGCACATCAGATATTCTCCTTCCGCATGGTGTAGATTTCGAGTTCACCACGAGCAAACCCGTTGGGTTTTACGGTGTACCCACGGCGTTGCAATTCTTCGACTGCCGCGTCATAGCCTTGAAGATGACGCCGAGCAGCTTGGGCAAGCTCCGCGCCAGTTTTGCGAGGACATTCGGGATTGCACATATTCAATTCTCCTTAACAGGCTGGTAGGATGTAGTTGTCAACAAGGTCGAGGAAGTAGTTACGACACTCGCCATGTTGAAATTCAGGATGAGGCTGGAAACACAGAGACAAGCTGTCAGGATACCAAACAACTTCGATGTCGTCGTTCTCAGCTTCGTCACGGCTGATAACTTCGCTCATGCTGACCTTCTTAGTGGACAGCTCAGCAACAGCGATGATTTCTGCGTTGTCCGCAGGACGCATCTGTTGGTGATGAGTGCTGGTCATGTTGTGCTTGACCTCACCCGTCCGCATATCGACAATGCTGTGACCACCACGACACGCATGATTGTTCACGTCCTGCCACAACTTGCCGCCGTTCATCACGTTGAGGAACTGCGAACCACGACAGATGCCAATCATGGGCTTCTTGGCAACCAAGGCGTCGGCATAGATACCAGCCTCGACAGCATCACGCTTCGGGTTGAAATAGGTTTCGGGGATTGGTTCCTCACCATACATGGCAGGGTCCACGTCCTCACCACCAGTGAAACAGATGATGTCCGCGTCCTCGATATTTTTGGCACCCTTCATGCCTGCGTCGAAGAACATCTTGAGGTACTGGAAGCCGCCCCCGACTACTAACACACGGAGATCATAAATCTCCCGCATGGTATCTTCCCCGTCGAGACGCTTCTGTTCGGCTGCTGTCATCATTCTTACGCTCCTTGGTTAAAGATCAAGTTCAAGATAAACAGTGTTGCTGTCGGGCATCGCTGGCGCAGCCTGAGAAAGCTCGAAAGTCTCTTCGAGTTCACGCTGCCACTTAAGAACACGCTCAACCAACTCGGTTGCGTCTGCTCTGTTACCTTCGATAAAGCCGCCCCAACCGTCAGACTTCTTGAACGGCTTGCAGAAGCCGCGAACCTTAGTGACGACCGAGCCAACCTTCTTGCCAGCATTCTTGTTTTTGCCGTGATTGAAGAGTGACGATGTATCTTTTGATCCGGGATTGCTTTCGCCACGCAACAGATTGAGGATGTCAGGGTCCGCGCTTTCACTACAATTGAACACTCGAACGTGACTGCACACCTGCGAATAACCGAACGTGGCACCATTAACAGAAGCAATGTGGGTGCAAACCAAAACAGCCAACATCGGATTGACGCCGCCATCATAAAGCACCTTCCATGTGTCAAGAGCACGGCTTCCTTCGGTAGAATAACGAAGAACCTTGCACATCCACATAGCTTCGGACAGAGAGGCACCATTCGGACCACACAAGATGATTGCACCATCGTTGGTCAGGCTGTCAGTGTCGTCAGCGTTCAGCACATACTTGGCAAACGGAGACTCACGCGCCATCCACAAGATGATTGCGTCCATTGCTTCCTTGCTGGCAGCCGACTTCTTCTTCTTGTGACAAGTCAGGACCATGAAATCCTTAGCATCTTCGGGATAAGATTCGTAGGTGAAATCGAACGTCGAACCAATCTTACAGGCGGTGCGAAACGCTGTAGTAACCCACGCATGACAAGCGGTGTGGGCTGCACACAAAGTTGAACCATCGAGGTTCAGCACTGCACCTTGGCAGACGCCACCACCCCATCCTTTTGTCAATTCGGCCAGCTTCTTCTTAGCTGCCTTCAAAACTGTGTCAGAAACGTCCACCATTTATGCCTCGCTTTTCTTGAGTGTAATCCAACCAGTCGCCAGTGGGCACTAGCTTGACTGGATTGACATCACGGTTAAACTCGTAAATGAAGCCGTCACCAAACGGCACACGAATGTAAAGACTGTTGGCCGGGTCCGAGGGCATGTAACCCTCGTAGCGATCCACGGCTTGCCAATCGTCAACCTCGATCTTTTCACAGATGACATCACCCGTGCCGCCCAGCTTGATGCCGGGGAACCAGCCAAGATCGTAAAGCTGGCCTTTCACCTTCACGGTGTCCGCATTGCCGGGGCGCAGCGTTCCGTAAACATAAAGAATGTTACTCATCCTTAACCTCCAAGGGGCAGGGGGCGTATTTGAATACAGCCTTGTTGAAAGGATAAGGATAGGGAACACGAATGAACTCATGCTGTCCGTTCTTTCCTCCGCAGACGGGGCATTCATCCCCTGTTTGGCGAAGGGTGCGAAGAGCGGTGACTGTCATAGTCAACTCCTTTTGAAATTGTTGGGGTGGATCGTCTCTCACGAGAACCCATCATCATGCCCTTTACGATGCTGGGGATCAACACCCCGTTTACCAAGCAATCCTGTCTCCCAGCCTGATGACAGGCGCTCGGTAACTGGTTACTTGGTCCCTTGGTGCGGAATTGAACCGCATAGTCCTCATTACTCTATCGGCAATCATCCGTTTATAGACTGACGATCCATTACCTATCCTCGACACCGGAGCGAAGAGGGTATGAGTTTGTCCTCATCATTGACCACCGCGTTGGAGGCGGTTTTGAGACGGTCTTTTTCAGGTTCGCGTTATTGGCTTGCTACTTCCAATGGGCTTACCGGGACTATGAGCGAGTAGTAGGCCACTACCCAAGGGTAATACTTGACCAAAGGTCAGAAGGACACACAGAAACACAGGAGATCGAAACCCCGTTTTAGAACTAATATCTAAGAGGGTCTGGGCCGTGCCGGAGTCGGTGTTTACGGAAAACTCAATTGCTTAACACATGCCCGTTCGTCACCGCGTTACTGGTGATTAGAGATCATTGCGCCTTACGAGCACTCCCTCTCTTACATGCTTCCACTACTGAATTGATGCACTTGCAAGTGGACGCTAAATTGACGCGCCTACACCCCGCTACTAGCCGACTGTTTTCCCAGCCCTGCCGAAACTGTGTGCCCATCTGATCTTCGGGCGAGTGAGCCTTTTACTGACATGCTCAGGTCATATTACTGATTAGCCAAGAGCGGCTCTGACTGCGTTGCCAAGCATCCGTTCAGCAGCAGCATCAGAAGCACAAGCAGCAGCAGCACCAGCAGCATAAGCAGCAGAAGCAGCAGCACGAGCAGCATCATAAGCAGCAGCATAAGCAGCATAAGCAGCAGAAGCAGCAGCACGAGCAGCATCATAAGCAGCAGCATCAGCAGCAGCATCAGCAGCATAAGCAGCATAAGCAGCAGCAGCATAAGCAGCATAAGCAGCAGAAGCAGCAGCCCTAGTCC